CCAAATGCGGAGGGATTGACGTTAGCCTCACTTGCCATGGACTCGATTTGTTCTTTCGATACGTGCATTGACATGGTACGTTCCCCTTCTGCTGTGCTGTTGGTATTTGATTGCGTGGATCGATCCACTTGCCCAATTCCTTCTTATGCACGCATCCTAATACGCTGCAATCATTCATGTCAACAGAAATATCAGAGCAAATAAATTCCTCATGCACGCACGTACGAGTATTAGCTGAACTAATGCACGCAAGCTAAGTGTGCGAGATGATACGAGATAAGAATAGATGCGACGATTCTGACGCGAGGGATTGCACGCATCCCGCACGCTGGCGATCCGCTAATCCGCGGAATTGCTAGGGAATTCCGGGATTCCGGGGAGACCTCATGGCGTTTCCTCCTGGGGGCCCTCCCTCGAGAATGTATAGGGGTATAACGTCACAACAGTCCTCACCCCATTCCGAGTTCCTTTGCATGTACCCAGAATGCGTGCGTACTATGCACGTAGCCCACGGAAGCAAGTCTTTGAGCCTTGACCCCAAGGGGTTGACTGTTGAGGCGGAGGTGGTAAATAGGGGGTATGAGATGCGAACACTGTGGGCGAGGGCGGGATCCGAAGGTATGCGTGCATGGGGTGTCGCCGAAGTGGACGTGCAGGGAGTGCCGGAGGGAATATGATCGAGCTAGGCGGGTGATGCGTGCAAAGCGATTGGATGACCTCGACGACACGGTTCGGGTTATCAAGGGGGCCCCTTCGGGGAAGGCGGGGATACCTCCGATGCTGCCGTCGCTGATGCCGCCTTCCAGGGGGCCGCTGCCGGGGAGCGAGATCTCGATCGAGGGGAAGAGGATGCTCGAGGCCGCTCGGGGGGTCAACCTCCAGCGATCCCGCATCGTCGAGCATCTAGTCGCCGGGGCCACTCCGGAGCTTCCGCCCGGCACCCTCGTCTATGACGACCCGATCCCCTCTCCGGAGCTCGAAGAGAAGCGCCGCCTCCACTACGCCAAGCAGAAGGAGGTCGAGGAGCTGGCACGGAAGGCTGCCCCCGACGACGCCTGGCGGAAGATCGTCATGTGCGGCTGGTGCCGCACCCGCGAAGCCCTCGCCGGTCGCCCTATGATCCCCCACCCCAAATCCAAGGTGCTCGGCTTCTGGTGCAAGACCTGCGTCAAGGAGTAGAGGACGGGCCCCCGTGGACAGCACACTAGAAGAACCCGAGCCCGCCCCCCGCCCCAGGGCACAATCGCCCCACCCCCCTTCTTCCACACGACCCCCTCACTTGACAACCCGTTGTCTTACGGCGTAAGGAGAAGGTATGAGCGAAGAGAGCTGCGAGAGCTGCTGGTACTGGCGACGAGTCGAAGGTCATCCGGCGGGAACGTGCCATAGGCGAGCGCCGGTGAGGCCGGGTGATCCTGATCGGATGGCCTGGTGGCCGATGGTCGGGTCGGCTGACTGGTGCGGGGAGTTCCTGGGCATCGAGCAGATCAAAGGACCGAAGGAGCCCAATGCCGAAGGTCGTTGAGGTCGTCGTGGTGGAGCAGAGCCCGTCGGTCGTTCAGTACTGGTCGAAGGACGGGAAGCTCCTGGCGATCTCCGACCCCGATGGCCGCTCCCGCACGCGAGAGATGGTCAACGAGCTCCTCATGGAGGCCCACCGGGGCCACGCCTCCCGCTACCCCTCGTCCATGGGCTCCGACAACTGCCCCGACCCCAACTGCCAGGCCGCCTGTGCGTTCCTGGGAAGGAAGAGCGAATGAACTGGGTCTACAGGGCCACGATGTCGATCCCCATCCGCGACACGTTCATTTACCAGGCCATGCTGCTCACCTGGAGCTTGCCCTGGGGGCGCCTGACAGATCGCGGAATCGACGACGTCACGGATGGTATGAAGCGCGCGGCGCTCAACTCGCTGCTGAGCTGGGCGGAGAACCACGCACCCCACCCCGACTTCCCGGAGTACGAAGGCAAGTCCTATCTGCCGGAATACGCACCATTCGAGGCGACGGACCCGGTCGCCGTTCGGCGCGCGAAGCTCGAGGCGGTGGGCGTTCAGTTCCGTGACGAAGTGTTCATGGCCCCCGAGCCCGAAGAGGAGAACGAATGAACATCTACGATGCCGTCCGTGCCCTCGCCGGATGTATGAGCGGATCGATGCCCCTGGACTCTCCGGTGGCCAATCAGCTGCGCGAGATCTCCGAGTGCCGATTCGATGGCGAGCCCATGCGAACCAAGGAGCACGCGAAGCTCATCGAGTTCCTCGATCGCACTCGGCATCGCCGTACGCCCATCGAGAAGCTGAATGGCTTCGAGTTCCAGACGCTCCTTCTCGCTAGGAGCGAGATCGGATACCTGCTGGAGATCCTCTTGCCGGGTGGCGTGGTCGAGATGTCCCTAGCCGCAATGAAGGCCTCCGAGGCCATTGGCCAGGTAGCATCAGGCGCCATCGGCATGATCGACAACACGCTACTGTTTCGGGAGAAGCTATGAAACGACTGCTGCCCTTGCTGTTCCTCGCCGCCTGCACTGCCGTGCCCCCACCGGCCCCCATGGCGCCCCCGCCGCAAGCCCCGGTCGCCGCTGCGCCCACTACCTCGACTGCCCCGGCGCCGCCTCCCCAGAAGGCGCCCCGCACCTACTGCCAGGGCGACGAGAACGGCATCTTCACCCGAGCGGAAGAGTTCAAGAAGCTCTCCTGCCCCGCCTACAGGAAGGCCATCGGCAACGCCGTGAGCAAGGAGAGCGCCACGCCGCTCCTGTGGTTCTGCTGGGTGATGGACCCGTGCGGGAGGAAGTAGCCGTGGCGCGGATCAGCTCAGAGCATGAGAAGCTACTGATGTTCCGCGTGAAGACCGGAGGGATGCCGCGCGTGCCGGACCAGGGATTGCCGCCCGTATTCTCCGTCGAGAACGAATCTCGCGACATAGTTGCATCGCTGAAGAAGGCCGTTCCGGAGTTGAGGCGCTCCGAGCCTCCGCCGCCCCCGATGAGTTGGCGCGCGAGGCTCAAGACCGCATGGCGCATCATCAGAACGGGACGGCTGTGATGACGAATCCGCGCAACTCCGAGCCCACTTCTCTCGACGTGATGGAGCAGACGAACGCCGCGTTCATGCGGCTACTCGACATGCGGAAGACGATGGACCCGCAGGAGTGGCGAACGCTCGCGGGTGGCGTACTGAAGCGAGCGGCGGCCCTCGCCGCGCAGGTTCGGCAGGAGATCATCGAGGCCGATCCGAACGAGTGTTGCGTCTACTGCGATCGGCCGCGCTTTAACCATCCTGACGGCGGCTCGCACCAGTTCACCAGCTTCGCGACATACATGAGAGGGCCGAAGTGATGACGGACGAACTAGTGAAGGTGATGAAGCTGGTCGTGGAAGCCCTGCTCTGCAACCTCTGCAAGGGCACGGGCGAGTTGTGGATCAATCGCGGCAAGACCGAAATGCCGGATCGTATCGCCTGCGACCAGTGCGGGGAGGCGCGAAAGCTAGCGAACAGTTGGGCAAGGCGGTGAACGACGCATGAAAAGCGAGACTTCAGGGGCGGCTTCGTGATCCGCATCATCCGCCTGTCCTTGTCCTTCGACGAAGGCATGAGCGTGTGCCGCGTCAAGGTTCCCCACGACGCGAGCTTCCTGGAGTACCGGAGCCGCCCGTTCGGCATGGGCGACTTCCTCTACACCTACGAGCACCCCGAGGGTTCCCGGTTCGTCGAGTGGCAGATCCACAGGGTTCCGCTGTACCGCCCGGCGCCCCGTCCGCAGTGCGAGGCCTTCTACTTCATCGGATCGACCGAGGACTATGCTTTGTTCCTGAGTGAGGGGCCGTGATCCGCTGCGAGTTCTGCGATCGCCCGTTCGCCCGAGCGGGGCTCCAGGAGCAACTGAACCTGCTAGCCGTCCATGTGCGTGCGAGGCACCGGGCCGAAGCCGCCAAGAAGCACCCCAACGACTGGTACAGAGAGGAAGAAACTCCCATGACAGAAGAGACCCCGCCGGGCCCCGGCAGCAAGCCCACCCGAGATGCCGGTGACGCAGCGACGAAGATCAAGTGGGAGCTAGCCGCCAAGGGCGTGTTGGTGGTCGTGCTGGACGACCGTGGTGCCCACATCGGCGCGTCCGGGCTCTCCCCGCAGTTGATGCGGGAGCTTGCCTGCGCCGCCGTCCATGCGAGCTACAAGGCGCAAGAGTCGACCGGCATGAGCCTGCCGATCATCGGGAGCTGATGACCGACCTCGGCCCAAAGATCCGGGATCTCGTCGCGAGAATCCACAGGGACCTCCGCGAGCTCACCCGGCTGATCTCGGATCACCCCGAGGTGCTTGACGTCCCGAGCGACCGGGGACAATGTCCCCATGGAAACGGACCCAAGCGCCGGTGTAAGATCTGCGCCAGGGACTACATGCGAGACTATCGGAAGAGAGCGTAGGATGAGCCAGGAAGAATCCTCGGCGGTACAGGTCGTCGCTCCGTACAGCAGGGAGGCCGCCCTGACGAGCGACAAGCCAACCCTCCAGGGCGGTCGCGTCGTCTGTCCGAAGTGCGGGGGGAAAGGCGTTGGCTATGCCCCGCACGCGCACGCTTTCGGCTGGAAGGACTACAGCCGGGCGCGATGTCGATACTGCAAGGCGCGGTTCAAGGTTCGCGAGTACGTCACGGTCGGGACTTCGGCATGATCCGCATCGTCGCCCCGCACTTCGTCGCCGGCGTCGTGTTCAACGAGATCGAGCGCGGCACCGTCGTGCAGGCTGCGCCCATCGTGCGCTACATGCTGGGCTGGAACGCCGCGCGAGTGAAGTCCTACTGCAAGCAGAAGCGCTGGACCTGGACGGCGTGGATATGAGCCAGGACATCGTCACGGTGGTGGATCTTGAAGCTGGTTGGCAGCGCATCCTCGCCGGCGAAGCCCCCGAGTCGATCGTCGAAGAGTTGGTGCTCGACCCGAAAACCTTCGTGAATTACGTCCGCGCACGCGTGAACGAGCTGTCGGATCGCGACGGGGCCAAGCAGAAGGCCCTCCTGCTTGGGCGCTTCGAGGAGCTCCTCCGTTGCATCTGGCACAAGAAAGCCGACGATCCCAAGTGGGCGATGGTCGTCGTGAAGGCCCTCGGCGAGCAGTCGAAGATCATCATGGGCGTCGGCACCGGTGGCGTGCCGCTGGCCAAGGAGAAGCTCGGCGACATCGTGGACCTGGACCGGGTGAAGAAGGTCATCGAGGACCGCCGCCAGCGGAAGATTGACAGCCAGCCCGCAAAAAGTCGAGGATGAAACCCGTGACAAAGGCAGCCGAGAAAGTCAAGTACACCCGAGAAATGATCCTCGAAAACCTCCTTCGCGCGCTACTGGAGGAGGTGGCGGTGCGGGACGGGATGCGGAGGATCTCCAAGATGGTCTGCACGGGCTGTCAGAGGTCGTCGAAGCCCTTCCATGCCTGCCATGCCGCGTGGTCGTATCTCGAAAGCGAATACAACGTGCCCGACCCCAAGTAGATGCCCCGGAAGGCCCAAAAGCTCGGCGATGGCCACATGGAGGAGCTGCGCGACAGCTTCGGGGCCTACTATCTCGCGAGCAATCCGGACTTCGAGTACGTCTCCTATCAGCAGGAGCGCATGGTCCCAGCCCTGGAGGCCGTGGACTCTGGGGATATCCCCCGGCTGATGCTCCTGATCCCACCGGGCCACTCGAAATCGCAGCTGGTCTCGATCGACTTCGCCTCGTGGCGGATGGGTCGCGCGCCCAAGAAGAACCTGCTCGGTCTCTCCTACTCCGCAGACCTCTCCAAGGACTTCGGGCGCGCCGTTCGTAACCGGCTGAAGTCTCCGCTCCACGCGGAGGTCTTCCCGAAGAGTCAGCTATCGCTCGACTCCCGGTCCAACGTGCGGTTTCGGACGATCTCCGGGGGCAACTACTTTGCGGTCGGCTTCAGCGGCACGGTGTTCGGGCGTCGCGCGGACGGGATCATCATCGATGACCCCTTGAAGAACCAGAAGGAGGCCCGCTCGAGGAGCGAGGAGCGCTTCAAGTTCTACAAGGGCGTGGTGAAGTCGCGTCTTCGCCCCGGTGGGTTCATCATCGCCTGCACCACGCGCCTGTGCGTCGGGGACTGGGTCAACCGGGTGCTCGACGACGAAGGGGACGTGAAAGAGGGCGGCCAGTGGACCGTGCTCAAGATCCCCGCCGAGGAGAACGGTCACTACCTCTGGGAAGAATTCTACGGACGGCAGTACTACGATCAGGCCAAGAAGGACTCGCAGTCCTGGGCCGCGATCTACATGCAGGACCCCTCCAGCGGCTTCGCGGGTCCGTGGTACGCCAGCAGTCCGCTGCCGCGTTACACGGAGGTCCTAAAGCCTGGCCGCCTCCCGGCCTACATGATCGTCGATCCGGGGCTCTCGAAGAGCAGGGGGGCCGACCCCACGTCGGTCATGGTGCTCTGTGCCAACCCCGACAAGAAGCTCCTGCTCGCCGACTGGACGCTCGATCACATGGACCCCGACGAGCGCACGCAGGAGATCATTCGCCTCATCAAGCGCTGGAGCATCAAGCGCCTCGTCTACGAAGAGTACGGGCTGAATGCCGACACCTTCCACCTGGAGAAGGCCTTCCGCAAGGCGGGCATCAGCATCCGCCCGATCCCGGTCGGGCGCCGTGGAGCTCGCCACAATCTCTCGAAGGACGACCGCCTGCGCGGGCTCATCATCGACTTCAAGGACGGCAAGTTCATCTTCCCGGAGAAGATGCCGAGGCGGCTCCTCTCGGGCGAGACCGTCGATCTGATGGAATACTTCGAGAACGAAGAGTATATGCTCTTCTGCGGGGAGGGGAGCGTGCTTCACGACGAGGGCCTCGACTGCCTCTCGCGCACGCACGATCCCGAAATGGCCATCACGTACCCGGAGGCTCCGGGGTCAGAGACCGAAGAGGACGACGACTACGGCACCGCAAAGGGCAATGTGGGATGGGAGGCCGTCTATACCTGGCTACCGCTCCTGTGCCTTGGGGGATGGCTGATGCAGGGAGCACTCTAGATGGCCAGCACTGACGTATTTTCCACCCTGCAGGGCTCTGTCGAAGTCGGTCCTCCGCACGACATCAAGCTGCCCATCCCCAACCCGGACGGCGAGACGAAGAAGACCGTCACCGACCGGCAGTTGGATTGGATGCAGACGGAGATCATGCAGGCCGACAAGCACGTCGGGGCGTACCGCGAGGCGGCCATTCAGTGCTACCGGTTCTTCTCCAACAAGCAACTGGAAGACAAGGACATGCAGGCCCTGAAGGCCGCGCAGCGTCCAGCCAACGCCTTCAACACCGCGCAGAAGTACATTCGCTTCGTGTCGGGTGTCGAGCAGAAGAGTCAGGAGCTTCTGATCTTCGCCCCCGAGGAAGAGTATGACCCGCAGTCGGCGATGGACGCCGAGAACGCCACGCGCGCGTACGAGTGGGCAGACCGCACCTCTCGCGGCCCCGCGCGCCGTACGCGATCGTTCCTGGACCTGTTGATCACCGGCATGGCCTGGGGCGACTCGTGGGTGGATTCGACGACGAGCCTACGTGAGCGCATAGACGGCGACCGAGTATCCCCCTTGGAGACCCTCTGGCCGGAGTGCGGAGCTGACAACCTCCGAGGCACCCGCTGGCGCGCGCACGAGATCTACATGGACCCGGAGGACGTGAGGCGACGCTGGCCCGACTCCGACATGACCATCAGCGCCTTCTCGAAGGGCGGCTTCGATCCCGATCGACCTGACGCGCCCCTCGTGCAGTACCTGATCCCCTACGTGACCACGGAGGACTACTCCAAGAAGGGCACGAACGAGCGCCCCACCAAGAAGCTCAAGGTGCTGGAGTTCCAGTGGTGGGAGGAGGAAGAGGGCTACACGTTCCAGGACTTCGCGGACCTGCAGAGCTTCCAGCCGGGCGACATCTCGTGGATGGATAAGGCCCGGTTCATGAAGTACCAGCAGCGCCTCCGTGGGGTCTTCCGCAGGGGCATCGAGGGCTACGAGGAGAAGGTCCAGAAGGTCTATCGAAGGGCCTTCTTGCTGGAGCGGAAGCACCAACTCGGCAACATCGGCACGATCCCCGCGGGCCGGTTCACGCTGAACCCGATGACTGCCTACTGGGACGAGGATTCCAAGCAGTGGTACGGGCTCATGCGGATGCTGATCGACCCGCAGCGCTACGCCAACAAGTTCTTCAATCAGATGCTGGAGATCATGGCGACGCAGGCGAAGGGCGGTCTCCTCTACGAGGAAGACACGATCACGCCGAAGCAGCGCCGCGACATCGAGGCCAACTACGCCAAGCCGGGCTCCTCCCAGGAAGTCGCGCGCGGAGCCATCTCCGAGAACCGCATCCTCGTCAAGAAGGCGGGCGACATCCCTGCGGCGTCGATGCAGGTCCTGGACTTCTGCGTGAACTCGATGGAGACGGTGACCGGCCTCTCCCCTTCGGGGATGGCGCTCGACCAGAGCGCGGCGGGACTCGGCACGGTGAGGCAGCGGCTCAACTCAGGCCTCATCCTTGTCGCCAAGGAGTTCTCGGCGCTGTCGGAGTATCGGATCGAAGAGGGCCACATCATGCTCGGCCTACTCGACGTGATCGCCGACGGGCGCACGGTATTCGCCGGGCAGAATCCCTACCAGCCGATCGTCTTCAAGCTCGACAAGCGCATCTTCTCTCGCTCCTACATCCCCTACCTGGACGACACGTCGAACGACCCGACGATCCAGGCCAAGTACAGCGAGTTCATCATGCAGATCGCCCCGACGCTCATCCGAACGGGGCACTTCATGCCGAGCCTGCTCGACTACTTCCGCTACCTGCCCGTCCGCGAGCGCGAGAAGATCAAGCAGTCCATGGAGCAGGAAGCCCAGCAGCGCCAGGAGATGGCGAAGCAGGGCATCGCCCCCGGAGGCCGCGGGGCGCCGAAGGACCCCAAGGAGACTGCAGCAAAGATCCAGAAGCTCGAATCCGAGGCTGCGCTCAACATGGCGCGTGCGGATTCGCTCACCAAGGGTCGACGCCCGAGGGACTTCCGGTCCATCGTGCAGGCCCTCGTCGATGCCGAGCGTATGATGCTCGAGAAGTCGAGTCACGGGCTCGATCAGACGAAGGGGATCGTCGAGTCCGCAGGGAAGCTGGTCGATATGTTCAGGGGCGTGGACGAGGGGCCGTCGGGGGCGCCAGATGATGGCCAAGATCCAGATCAGCTTTGAGGCCAACAGCCTGCAGGTCTGGGGCGCCTTGCACCCGGAGGGCCTCGACGTGAGCGAGCTCTGGGCCGAGGCGCCAAGCCGCTCCGATCTCAGCTCGTGGGGAAGCGTCCGAATGCACATCCTCGGAGACATGACTGCCCGGCTCTTCATGGCAAGGGCGGCGCAGTTCAACTAGGAGAAATCGATGTCCGAACAGACCCCGCTGGGGAAGACCGAAGTGTCCATGGAGCCGATCGTCGGCTCGTTTGAGCAGTGGCTCTCCAACGACGAAAGTGAAAAGCTGGGCCCCCTCGTCAAGCCCGCCGATCCGAAGCCCACCGACGCTCCTCCAGCCGAGGCGGCTCCCGCAGACCTTCTGCCCGAGCCGCCCCCCACCGAGGCCGCTCCGGAAACGCCGGCGCCCGAGGCAACGGAAGCTGCCCCACCGGAAGCCCCGGAGACGGACGAAGTCGAAGACACCACCCCGCAGGCCGACGGGAAGCCCCGAAAGCGCCCTTCGTGGAAGCAGGTCCACGAGCTGGAGCGAGAGCGCGACCAGGAACGCTCGATGCGGCTCCGCACGGAGCAGGAGCGGGCCGATCACGCGCAGCGGATGAGCCAGCTCGAAGCTGAGCTCGCCCGGATGCGCGGATTCCTGGAGGGCAAGGGCGACATCCCCGCCGAGAGCACTCAGGTCATCGAGGACGACCCGCTGACGAAGCTGGAGACCAAGGTGCAGACCCTGGAGCAGCAAGGGCAGCAGGCCGAGCAGCATCGCTACGCCATGCAGGTCGAGCAGACCATCCGGGCTCAGGAAGCCCAGGTGGAGGCCAAGCACCCGGAGTACAAAGAGGCCCTGAACCATCTGATCAAGAGCGAGGTGGAGGAATGGCGCATCGAGGGGGTCATCAACGACTTCGCCTCGAAGATTCTCCAGGGTAACCCCCAAGGCGTGCGTCAAATGGCCGCCCAGAGCGGCAAGAGCGAGCGCGAAACAGCCGAAACGCTCGCCACCCAGGCGCTTTTGCAGGCCCGCAGGGACCGGATGGTCACCGCAGCCCTCTCCGAGGGCGCAAACGTCGCAGAACGCGTCCTGGCGCTCGCCGAGAGGCGCGGATTCAAGCGCCCAGGGACGACGGGAGCCGCTACGCCTGCAGCTCCGGCCCCGGCGACCCCCAAAAAGGACCCGGTGGCGGTTCGGGAGGCCAGTCAGAGCCTTTCGGCGGTCCCGCACACCGCTGCGCCGCCCGCGAAGAAGACGATCACGTCTCGAGCCGAGCTCATGGCGCTCGAGGGCGAGCAATTGGAGCGCTATATCCTCGAAAACGACGCCAAGGACCCCGGCTGGGAGCGGAGGCTAGCGTAACATGCGCTGGAAGCTCGTCGCGGGGTTCCTTCTCGTCGCTAGCCGGGTATTTGCCCAGCCGGCGCTCTATCCAGGCACCAACACGAACTTCGTCACCGGCCAAGGTGTGGCGGGGGCCATTACTCGGTGGACGAGCCAGGGGGTGATAGCCGCGGGGTCGCTCACCGATTCTGCGGCGCAGGCGAACAAGTCGGTCTGTTTCGCCGATGGGACGGGGGCTCGCCCGGTGCTCAATTGCGGAGACGCCGGCATCAAATACACCAAGGGGTCCTCCCCCACCCTGAATCTTGGTGTGAACGGGCAGTACCAGATCAACGGGGTCAACGTACTCGGCGGAGGTAGTTTCTCGCTTCAGGAGAGGGCCGCTCCGGCGGGCGTTCCGGGCTATGACCTCCTGTGGGCCGACTCCACGGCGCATCACCTCAAGCAGAACAACAACAATGGCGCGGCGATCTTCGTTCTTGGCGCCCCCACGCAGGGCACTGCCACGACCGTGCTCCATGGGAACGCCTCGGGCGATCCCTCGTTCTCCGCCGTGAACCTGGCAACCGACGTGACCGGGAACCTGCCGGTGGCGAACCTCGGGGGTGGTACCGGAGCGGACGCGGACCACTTCTGGAGCGGCACCGGCGTATGGTCGCTCCCCATAGCGCTCCAGTTTTCATCTCGCTCCGGGACGACCAACCTCAACACGGGGGCGACGAATTACCTGATCACGGTGGGCTCCTTGGCGGCGAGTCTCACGGAAGGTGATGTGCAGCTCACTACGACCCAGGCGAAGGCTGCGCATCTTGGCTGTTACCTCCCGGTTGCGGCGCCGGGCGGAGGAAAGTCCTGGACGATCACCCTGCGGAAGAATGGGGTGGATACCGCGTCGACCTGCCCGATCGCCGATGCGGCCTCGTCGTGCTCGGACGACACGAACGTAGTCTCCTTCGTCGGGGGCGACCTGGTCAGCATCAAGATCGTTCCCGCCGGAACGCCCACGGCCAGCACTATCCTGTGCGGCTTCCTCATGTACGGAGCTCTATGAGACGCGTCCTTGCTGGCGCCGCGATCGGCCTCGTGGTCGCATGCGGGAGCAGCTCTCATACCGCGACGGCGGGCAGCGAGCTCGTGTCGGCGGTCGCCTATCAAAGCCTCGACCCGTGCGATGGCGCCACCCGCTATCCGGTGTGGGCGAACCCGACGACCGGCCCGATCCGCATTCGCAAGGTGTCGCTCTTCGAGGGCTTCTACCTGGACGCGCAATCCGACGTCGCCATGGACGTACGCCGCGCCTCGGACGACATGCTGATCGCCACCTACCCGCGCGACGCCTACGAGGGCTCCACGCGAGAGTGCGCGCCGCATATCGTCGACTTTGGCGGCGACTACATGACCATCCAGCCAGGTGACGGGCTCCGCATCGCCCACTTCTGCACGAACATCAGCGCGAGCCCTGACGCGCTTTTCACCGTCAACGTGTGGTACGCCACGGAGTGACGGGCGCAGGCTGATGCCGACCATCGTCACGATCGTTACCTGCGAGGTGGATGGCCACGCCATTGCGGGATCTCCGTTCGTGTCGACCCTGGAGGTACAGCAGTACGATCTCGTGATCGTTCAGAAGCCCCAGGACGCAGCGGACGAATACCGGGTCATTCCGGGCACCAACGGGGCATTCCCCATCATCACGGGGCTCCTGCTGTTCAACATCGACGAGCCGCTCTCGTACAGGCTGCAGGGGCAACTGACGTCCAGTCTCCCCCTCGGGGCTGATGGGTTCCTGTTGGCGCTCGGGACGAATATCAGCGTGGGCAACGCGAACCTGCGGGTCAACAGCCTGGACGGGATCTGCTCGATACTTGGATTCGTGGCGGGGAAGGGGCTCCCACTCACCCCACCGACGAACCTCGTGATCGACGAGCGATGGGAGGCCGACTATCCAACCCCCACGACGCAGGTCATCGATGAACGATGGGAGGGCGGGTACGTCACACCGACCACCTTGGTGATCGACGAGCGATGGGAGGGTGGCGACTTCCCCACTCCGCCGACCACCCTCTTGATCGACGAGAGATGGGAACTGGGAGATCGAGCCTGCACGACCGACACGCCCCTCTTGCGGGAGTTGTTCGAGAATCTCTACTGTGACGTACCCAACGAGTTCCTGCGCGAGCTCTTCGAGGCCTAACACATGGCGCTTTCCGACTTCACCTTCCTGCAGAGCACAAGCGGCGCGACTCCTACGCTCACGTCGTCCTCGCCCATTCAGGGAAGCTCGTCCCTGCTCGTCCAAATCTCGATCAACGACAGCCCGAGTTGGATACTGGCGTACACTGCCGGGCTTACGAAGGAGTGCGTCGAGGCGCGCGTGCTGCTCCGGCAAAACCAATCCAACGTCGGCGCCGCCTTCAACAACATCGGCGTCTTCGCGCAAATGCAGGGCGCCATCGCGCTCGGGAGCAGTGCGTACTACGTCGGTATGCACTTCGACACATTCAGCGCTCCCGCCGGCACGCTCACCATCAGCAAGGGCCCCGTCAATTCGTCGCTTACCGGAGGTGGCGTGAAGGCCAACGCATTCGTGCAATTTCCCGCGAAGAACGGCGTCGTCGCCATCGGCCTGCGCTGCGAGCTGGATGCCACCAGCGGGAACGTACTGCTGACGGCGCTCTATGACCCAGGCCCGATCTCCATCCCGGTTCTGTCGACCTATGACTTCCCCGGCCTTGCCCCCGTGGCGAGTTACCTGGACGCCACGTCGCCGTACACCACCGGCACGTTCGGCCTCGCAGGGCAGCTTCCCGGCGGCAGCGTGATCGACCCCTTCAGGCAGACCTTTGACGTTCTCGTGGTGGATACCGACTAGGAGGAATTCATGTCGCTCGGCGATTGGAGCTTTGTTCATACTGATACCGGGGGCGCCACGGTCAACGCGATCCTGGACTCCTCGGTCGTCCTGGAGGGCGTGAGCTCGCTCGTCCATCAGGTAGAATCCGGCAGCCCTGACGCCGTGGACCCGATCGACATCATGGGATGGGGCGCTGGCGTCACGGCTGATACCGTGCTCGTCCGTACCTGCTTCGAATTCCAGCAGGCCCTTTATGGCGTGTTTGCGATCATGCAGACGGCCCTCCTGTCTACCTCCCAGGCCTACGTCGCCACCTACGACAGCGCCGGGAACATCTCGCTCTGGAAGGGGACGATCGCCCAAATCCTCGCCGGATCCATCAGTCCGCTCGTGACTGCCGTGGGGGCGGTTCCCTCGGGGGACACCTGGGGAATCTCCCTGCTCACGCAGTACGACAGCGGCAACAATCAGATGCAGCTGACCGTGGCGACCACGGATACGGCTCAGATGCTGCCGATCGTCGAGGCGACCGGGGACTTCCCGGACGTGACCACCAGAATCGTCTATGTGGACCCGTCGCCGATCACCGGAGGGGTGAATGCCGGGATCTTCTCCGCGCAGAGCGGATCGTTTGCGGCGCTCGCCGACCTGTCAGATTTCGACGTGACCCAGATCTTCATTCCCTAGGAGGCTAGATGCCTGACGTGAACATCGTCATCCAGACAGAGATCGACGGGCACCCGTTGCCCTCGAGCCCGTTCATTCAGCTCCCCGACGGCATCACCCAGGTGCAGGCCTTCAGTGTGCTGAAGACCGTGGACGCCGTGAATTCGTTTGCGACGATCCCCACGGTGGACTCTTTCACGTCGATAGCCATCCTGTTGCTGGCCAACCCGGACGCCGAGCTTATCTACCGCTTCAACGGACAAACCGACGCGGGCATCGTCGTCCCCGCCGGCGGTTTGGTGATGGTCTCCGGGGCGCTGATCGACTCCGGGGCGGGAACGAACGTGCTGGTGAACAACTCGGCGTCCAACTCCCCGGCCACCATCTACGGCTTCGTGGCGACCACGGCATGACCGCCGAGGAAATGGACGACCTCATCAAGAAGCTGCAGTGGCGGGCCTTCCTAGCGTGCGCGGCGGGGCGCATTCCCTGCGCTGAGACGATCGTGCCGCCGCCCCCCGACGAGCTCTCCGTGATGATCGAGTGTATGCGAACGAGCGCCCAGGACACCCTGGATGCGCTCCATCGAAGAGGGTGGAAGATCACCCGGACCTGCGAGGACTGACATGGCCAAAAAGCCCGACAAGATCCTGGCTGACCATCGACACCTTCGACACGACGAGGTTCGCAGTATCAGGTTCCGGTATGCCAGGGACTACGACGACAAGAACGCTCGAAAGACCGAGCGGCTGATCAATCGCCTGTCGTCCGTCCTGGGGGAGCTGGAGGGTCTGGGCGTGGACTCGGTCGTGTCGTACTCGAAGCACCGAAACCCAGGGAAGCGACTGCGCGCTGCCTGATGCCCCTCAATCTCAAGGGCAAGGTGCGGGGCATCCAGAAGCACACCCACCCGGCTGAGATCGCCGAGTTCTTGACGAAGAACGCCGGAAGGATCAAGTCGGGCGTCGTGATTCTCGACTACGAGGATGAGAGCGGTCGCCAGCATACGCACGAGCGCTACATTGGCGACTGGACGAACACGGAGCTTGCTTGGTGGGTGGCGTGCCTGCAGGAATCTCTGATGCGCTGCCTCCGCGACTCTTGACACGGAAGCCTCGACTCGTGTACCGCTTGAGTTGAGTGAGGCAACGCGACGTGCTTCGGCGATAGTCGGGGCAGACGGCGAAGGAACTCTCAGGGTCTCGATTCACCTCCCCCGCGCAATGCGGGCCAAGGATCGAGGGACAACTCGCGTCCCATTCGGATGTCGAGGGTCTAGTGGTTGTTGGACCTTAAAGGAACGGCCAGTTTCTCCGTCCCCGGAGGTGCATTTTGGAGACAGTGGTCCCAGTTAACGATCCGACCGCAGTTGTGATCTATTCGCATAGAGTATTCTACCAGGCAATCCGCTCTACCGTCTCTGCGAAGCTGATGGCGGTGGGCTTGAATCCTCGAGATCAGACCAACTTCGTCCAGATGTTCGACGAGGCGATGCGCGGTCCCGGTGATACGATCAAGTACGATCTCATCCCGAACCCGCAGGGCCCTGGCGTCCTCGGCGACGGCGTTCTCGCTGGCTCGGAAGTGGCATTCACCTGGTTGCAGGACACGCTGCTCATCAACCAGCAACGGCAGGCCGAGCTCCTGGTCGGTCGCATGTCTCAGCAGCGCGTCCCGTACTCGATGCGTGACGTCGCGAAGGTGGGGCTCTCCAACTGGTGGAAGGAGATCATCGATTACGGCCTTCTGAACCAGCTCGGCGGCAACACCGGCCAGACAAACCTTTCCTACACCGGCCTGAATGCCCCGATCGCTCCGGACTCCGCCCACTGGATCTTCGGTGGGGACGCGACCTCGGAAGCGACCCTCGACTCGAACGACATCATGTCGATCGACAAGATCCCGACCCTCGTGGCCAAGGCGCAGGGGACGCTGACGTTCCCGATCAAGCCGGTCGTCATCAAGGGCGTCGAGATCGCGGGAATCCTGTTCCTTCACCCCCTCCAGGTCCGCGACCTGAAGACGAACTTCACTCAGGGCGAGTGGGGCGACATCTTCCGTGCGGCTCTCCAGGGCGGCCAGATCACCGGCAACCCCATCTTCACCGGGGCCATCGGCATGATCGACAACGTGGTCATCCACCAGGACGCTCACGTTCCTTGGGGCGACACCTCCCAGAACACCATCATCGTGCCGAACGGCCCGGGCGCCTACACCACGGCTCCGGGACCGAACGCACTCGGCGCGGCTGCGGTGGGCACCACCAACGTGGCGCGAGGAATCTTCGTCGGAGCGCAGGCGGCAGCGCTGGCCTTCGGCGGGGAGGAGGGTCCGGACGGGAAGCCGCTCCGGGTCAAGTGGGTCGAGGAGCTCCTGGACGGCGCCAATCAGCTCCGCATCAGCGCAGGCATGATCTGGGGCGTCAAGAAGACCCGGTTCGCGTCGCAGGATATGGCGACCATCGTCCTGTCCACCTGGGCACAGGCGTAAGGAGAAGTCATGGCAACGACCTACTATGCAACGAACTACCAAGACCAGAATCAGGTATCCTCCGACGGGGGGAGCTTCGACCAGGAGTTCTCCTATTCGATGTCGGCGGCTTTCATCATCAACGACCTGATCTATCTCTGCAAAATCCCCGTCGGGTGCATCCTGCTCGAATGGAACCTGAACGTGCCGGCCCTGGACTCGAGCACCGGCTCGACGATCCAGATCGGAGACGGGACCACGGCAGACGCGTTCATGACCTCGACCGCCGCAGGGCAGTCGGGCGCGGGAAGCCGCTTCTACAGTCTCCTGAGCGGAGTTCTCGGCTACATCCCCAAGTCGTACACGGCGGTCAGCAACATCGTCGCCAAGGTCAATACCGCGCCCTCGGGCACGGCGACCACGACCGGGACCTGGAAGGGCTGGGCTCGGTTCAAGATGATCGGCGTCACGCCGACGGTGTAGGGCTGTGATACTCAAGAGAATTGGGATAGCCGTAGGGAAGGGGCCGAGCATGGACACCAAGACCCGGCAAACGAACTACGGCGGTCCAATCCAGTGGCCGGATGGCTACGGGAAAGAGACCAATCCTCCCGATGACAAGTACATCGACGAGGTGGTGAATCCGGCGGGAGGCCGTCCTTCCTTCGCGGAGGTTCTCGGCCTCACGTCGGCCACCGAGCAAGAGATCGAAGCAGAAAAAGCGGACCAGGCCTACATGGAACGGTCCCGACAATTCCGAATCACAGAAGCCGCGGCGACAGGCGCTCGAAACGCCCTGTTCGACGAGGAGGAGAACTGAAATGGCAAAGGTGAAGCAGCCCGGAATGGACGAGGGGCAGGCCCAGAAGGATCGGGGCGGCTTTCGTACCACCGTGGAGAATCTGACCGGCGGGACGACCGCCATGGTCGGCGACGGCACGGGGGCCGAGGTCGGCAACCAGTACGACACGGATCCTCTTGGCGAAGAACGTGACGACAACCTGACCTACGGGGAAGGGACGAACCCCAAGTGAGGACTCCGATGAAGAGAATCGTTCTCTCTCTGGCGCTGCTCGTGGCCCTCGCGGGCTTCGCGCGAGCAGAGGAATCGTGCGCCAACGTGGCCAACACGGCAACCACCGTGCTAGCGGCCTCGGCGAACAAGGGCAACGGCCTGCTCGTCCAAAACATCGGCGGCACGAATGCCGTGACCTGCTCGATCGGGGGAACTCCCGTTTCGCTGCAGCACGGGTTCTACCTGGCGGCGGTGGGCGGCAATCTGTCCATGGCGGTCTCGCCGGTCACTCAGGCGAGCGGCAGCGGACAGGCCCGGCTTCCTGCCGGTGCGGTGTCGTGCATCACGGCGAGCTCGACCAGTTACGTCTGCGCGACGAGTTGGTAGGGCCATGCACCGGAGGTTTTTGACCTTCGTTGCCTTGCTGGCGACCCTCGCCGGGGGCTACGTGTTCGCCCAGTCCGTCATCATCACCGACGGCAACGGCGGCAACAACACGACCTCCATGGGTGTTCGTCGTAGTCAGGTAGTCGACGACACGGTGAGCGGGGACGTGGTGGGGAAGAGGGGCGTGTTCGGGCTGACTCCAGCGCCCACGTTCACGCCTACGAGCACTCCCACCCCGACAGAAACCCCAACCCCAACACCCACACCCTAGGAGGAATCATGGAAATCATCGATCTGACGAAAGAGGCCGGAGACCTGGCGCCGATTGCGGCGACCTTGGCGCTGGCTGCATCGAATGTCGGCGTAGTGGGGCTGAAGGCCGACGCGGCTCTCGCCCTCGCAACGTCGAACTACCGCCACTTCCTGCGTCTCTTGCTCGACAAGGACGCGCAGGAGGCCAGGGCGCTCGCCGAGGAAGAGAAGAAGGCTGCTGCGGCTGCTGCGAAGCAGGCGGAAGAGGATGCCAAGGCCCAGGCGAAAGCCGAGGCGGAGGCCAAGAAAGAAGCCGAGGCGGAAGCCAGAGAAGCGGAAGCGGCATCCAGGCGAGAAGCCAAGGGCAAGAGCAAGGAGTAGTCGTGCCGAGCGTTTCACCTCGCCAAAGGAAGTTTTTCGGAGCTGCCCTGCGCCGCAAAAAGCAGGGCAGAGTCCTAGCCGCCGATCCGCAGATGTCGGAGAACGCGCTGGAGGACTTTGCGTCGAAGCCCCGGAAGATGGCTGGCTCCAATCCCATGCGCTACATCGGCGGGATGTGCCACCTGAACGACCACAAATGATGGACCGGAAGGACAGACTGGAGGGCCTGCTCTCTCAAGAGGAGAGTTCGTCCAACGTGTCCGACCCGGACCACGGGCGACGCACGGCCACCCTCGAGCGCGAGCTCGAAAGGGAAGATCCAGGGGAACTCTCGGCGTTCAAGGAAGATCAGCAGCGACGGAAAGCCAAGGGCAACCCGATGCGCTATCTCGGCACGATGAGGCACCTCAAATGAAGAAGCGATCCATGAAGATGTCCGAGAAGGAGAACAAGTCCCGCCAGCCCGGAGCGCACGGCGCGGGGCCGATGGCTCCCGGACAGATCAAGAAGGGCATCAAGCCCTCGCAGATCCGCTACGTGGGCGATATCAAGCTCTGCTGACGAGGTGGTGGGCGTGTGGCCAAGGAGATACTACTGCGAGGGTCCGCGAGGGGAGTAGGTTTTTCTCGGGCCGAACGTTCTCGATCCAGGATGCTTGAGGGCGTATTTCGCTCTCCTTTTCTCGCGTACGGCGTCACGGTTTCGTCGGTACCACTCCGACTTCCATTGCCTTTTCCTCTCGGGGGCGTCCACTTTTCTCTGGCGATCGTAGCAGGGCTGACACCGCCCGCGCTTCGGGCGCCATGTTGCCGTTCCGCATTCGGAGCAGATCGCGGCCTCGGTTCGCACGCGCTCCAATTCTGGGGCATGGTGGCGAAGGTGCTCAGCCCGAGAGAGCAATTCCAGGTTGCCGGGATCATTGTTCTGGCGATTATGGTCGCGATGGTGGACATGCTCGGAGGGGAGAAGATCCCTGCCGACAATCCCGCTCATGACTACACGATGCTCCAGCGCCCAGTAGGGCCTCGACAGGCTCACCTTGACGTACCGATAGCCGTTCCACACCTTCACGGCGCCCAGTGGGTAAACGATTCTTTGGTTAGCCATGGTGGGATCACTACGACACGACGGTACGTGTTGTCAAGCGAGGTGACTCATGGCTAACTATGGGAATTTGTTGGATGAAATATTAAAAAGGCTTAATAGATATGGGGATCCTGGAATCGCCGATGCGGCGGCTCGCTTTTCTTTGGATAGGGTGTATTTTTATTCCCAGGAATTCTTCTTCGCCGGCGAGAAGCAAGACACTTCCCTCGTCCTGATCCCCGGCCAGGCCAGCTACCCTCTCCCCGCTGGCACGCTCAACATCATCTTCGTTCGGCTGAACCTGAATGGCAACTGGATCCCCCTGGAGTGCAGGGACATCCGGGAGATGCTGCTCTGGGACACGTCGACCAACCCGCCGATCACGAGCCCGCCGAGTTACTACGCGATGCTCGGCAACAAGCTCCGGCTGTTCCCGCGACCTGACCAGAACTACCCGATCGAGCTCACCGTGGAGTCAGCGCCGCTGCCGCCCCGGTTGCTGACGGACTCTAACTTCTGGACGAACGAAGCCTTCACGCTGATCGTCGAGGCTACGTGCGCGGACATCTGCTCGCTGTTCACGAACGACCAGGCGAGGGCTCAGGCGCACGCCATGGCCACCGCCCGTGAGCTTTCTCAGCTCCGTGGGCAAACGAATCGAATCCTTGGGCCCCTGGTAATTCAGGGGTGGCTCTGATGGCTCGCGTAAGCTCTACCGAGAGGAGTCGCGTCCGTAGAGCCAGATATGACTCGCTTGGTCTCTGTGGCCGCTGCGGCGGCCCTCGTGGTGACGCCATTGGCAAAACCTGCGCTCCGTGTCTCGCGATCTATAAGCGAGATCGTCGGCGTAACGCTGATAGGCGTATAGCCGAGGGAAGGTGCCGGGAGTGCGGGGGGCAAAGAGATTCCGCGCTGGTCTACTGCGAGCGATGTAGGGGTCGCAGAAAAGAGCAGGCGAAGCGCCGAGAGGGATGGTGGGTCAATTATCGAGCGAAGCGTCACCAAGAGAGGTTCGACGCCGTTCTGAAGCACTACGGGTCTTCCTGTGCGTGCTGCGGAGAGGCTGACCCGCTATTCTTGACCGTCGACCATATTGACGGGGGCGGCCTTGCTCATAAACGCAAGGATGGGTACGGCAGCATCTATCACTGGCTCTTCAAGAACAAATTCCCCAAGGGCTTCCAGATCCTGTGCTTCAACTGCAACTGCGTAAAGAATCGAAGCAAGGTCTGTCCCCACCAGATGGTCGAGAACAAAAATGCCATTTGAGCGTCGAGGACTGATAGATTTCGCGCCAGATAAGGACCCGTTAACTAAAGGCGCGATTTTAGACGCGAACGGATGGTACCCGACCGAAATGGGCGCTCGTACGCTTCCTGGGCCCTCGGTGGCTACTGCACCCCTCCCGGCTCCCGCGCAGGGCGGCTTCGTGGCCCGCGTGAGCGCCGGGGTCATCGTCGTGGCGGGCACGTCCACGGATCTCTACATCCTCACCGGCGGCAACTGGGTGGCTCAGGGACTCACGGTGACGACGACCACCAACCGGTGGCGCTTCGCCTCCTACGGGAACGACATCATCGCCGTCAATGGAGTCGACCCTCCGTTCGTGTCGGCCAACGGGGCGCCGTTCGCGCCGCTCGGGGGAAGCCCGCCGATCTCGGACCTCGTGCAGGCATCGGACTACTCGCTGTTCCTGGACACAGCGGACAGTTTCACTTGGTGGAGCTCGCTCTCGGACACCATCTGGACGCCGGGAATCCCGACCCAGACCGTGACCGCCGACATCACCGCCACGCCGGGTGATCTGACGGCCATGGTGCAGCAGCGCTCGACGATGACGTTCTTCAAGCGCACGTCGATGTACGTGGCCTACTTCGAGGGGCCGCCGTTCTACTGGAACATCCGGAAGGTCTCCCAGCAGGTCGGGAGCGCATCGGCTGAGAACGTCATCAACGCCGGCGACATCCTCTACTTCATCGGCCCGGACGACTTCTACTCGTTCGATGGCTACAACCTGACCCGCATTCCAAACTCCCTGAAGGAATGGTTCTTCCGCGACGAGTACGACGTGGCCTACGACTACAACGTGGCCGCTCGTTTCGACGAGGCCCGGAACCTGATCTTCTGGCACTACCCGTCGAATGCAGCCGAGCCTCGAGGAACCCTCGATAGCTGGATCTGCCTGAACGTCCGCACTGGACGATGGCTCCCCGGCAAGACCACCATCCAGGTGCCTCTCCAGGGGAGAATCCCGGCGTCCACGGGGCTCACGTACGACCAGTTCGGGGCTATGTTTGCCACCTACGACGACATCCCGGACATCCCCTACGACTGGGTGGGGTTCGGCCCCTCCCCGCGCGACTACACCGGGGTGTTCCTGCCCGACAACGCGCTCTACGTCTATGGCACGGCGCCCCCCATTACGGAGCCCGGACCCTTCATCACGGGCTCGGACTTCGGCGACCGAAGGCTGCTCTATCAGGTGCGCCGGATGCGTCCGGGGTTCTCGCTCAATCCGGGACCGGGGAATTGCCAGG